TGCAGAGTCAGCAGAACCATCATTACCTCTAAGAAGAATATTGTAAGATACACCTTCTACGCTAGATCCATAACCACCAGACTTACTACCAATAGCAGCGTCATAAGCACTAAGATATGGACTAGTAGGATCTTCTTTAGCTAATCTATTTCTGTTATAGATAAGTTTATCTAAGTCAGTCATACCTTCCATTTCAATTTGCTTAGTAGTCTTAGCAACGTTAAGTGCATCAAGTACATTTTTAGTTCTAGTATCGTATACATTTTGAGCACCAGAAGTGCCAGCCAAATATGATCTAGCAGCGTAAGGAATAATTGATCCATATCCTTGATTCTTAGGCTGAGCTACAAAATTTACAAACGTATTAAGAAGTCCAGATATGTTTGATTGTTGTTCTAGTTGTTTATATTTTTCAGCACCTAATAAACCTTGTAAATACTCTGGTTTTTGTGTTAAAAATAAATTTGGTAATTCATCAAATAAAGCCATTATTATCTTCCTCCAAATAAACTTGGATATAACTGAATGAGTTCTGGATGTCTTTGTACTACTGAATCAAGTGCAACTTGACCTGTCTTATTAGGCCTAACAGGAAGTATTGTAGGTGATACACCAGTTGCTGCAGGTGTAGGCATTTGAATACCAGCACCACCTTCAAATGAACCTTGTTTTATAGGTCTTTGCCCAGATGTGTCTACAGGCTTAGGTGGTTGATTAGCCAACTCAATACCTTTAAGTCCAATGTTACCAGCACTTAATGGATTATCTTTTGCCCATGAATATGCATCTGTGCCAACACCTTGAATTTTTTCTAATGCTGTAGGAGGTGTATAATTAAATAACTTAGACATATTTGCACCAAGAACATTATTCCCAGCACCACCAGCTAAATCACCAGTAGATAATGGTATACCTCCAGCATATGCACCACTAGCTGTAGTTGCAGGTAATGCACCTTGACCAAGAACGTATGATCCAGCTATATCGTCTATAGAACCAGCTGCACCGCTTAAAAAATTTTGGCCTACATTTGATCCAAGATTTTGAATACCCATAGATGGAATAGCTTGTTTTGCTAATTCACCAGTTGCTGCTGTAATGCCTTTAGAAGCACCACCTACAGCACTACCAAGAGAAGATTTTCCAAAAGCATCTGCAATTTTACCACCAAGCAAACTTTCAGATCCACCAAACACACCGCCAGTAGCACCACCAAGCAATGCACCTGTAAATGGATTTTGACCTGTAGCAGCTGAAGTTAAAGCTCCAACACCTGCACCTACTAACATTGGTTGAATGTGCGTAGTAAATATATTTTGCACTAACCACAATGGATTAAAAAGTTTAAAGCTATCAGATATTCTCATGATTATCCTTGTAGTTTGCCTACTGCATAGCAGATTGGCTCAATGATTGCACGATAGATACGACCTAGTGGATCTCTGCGTTTGCCACGCATTTCTTTCCATAAGTCAGCTGTACGATGTCTAGCAATATGTTCTGAAATCTTACGAACAATCTTGCGAGTAAATGTTTGTTTATCACTAAACGCAAATGCAACAACTGGCAAGAATAATTTATGGTATCCTTTTTCAATTGTTTTAGCGTTAGGCATATTTGCTGAATGTTGTAACCAGATAGCTTGTCTAAATGATCCAAAGCCATATGCTTGATTCATAGCTGTACATACAATCTTACCACCGCCAGATGATTGAGTTGTTGATACAGTACCTGTAGGAGCACCATAAGCAGCACCAAGATAAGCAGATAGTTTTTGGTATGGTTTATTTTGTTCAAAGTTAAAGCGATCAATGTCAGCTTGTAGTGCTGTTTGTTGATATTGTTCACCCATCTTACCTACGTTAGCAAGTTGTTGAATGTCACCATAATCAGCTTGTGCTAATGCTGGAGCACCCATAGAAGCAGCTTCTTGTCTAGCACGTTCTGCACCATAGTTTTGATAAGCTAACTCGCCATATTTGTTTGCTAATGTATTAGCTAATGTAGTAGCAGCTCTATTTTGAATATCAGCAGATACACCAGAACCATAACGACCAGCTCTAGATGCAGTAGATTGAGCAGCCATAATAGCGTCATTGTAGTTTTGTGTAGCACCTTGTGCAGCACCAGCTAATGCTTGGTTAAAGTATGGATTGTTTTGTAAGTATTGGCCACCAATCACATCTTGCTGTTGTTGCTGTGCAGCAGGCAGTAGTGGATTGCCAGATAATGCACGATTTTGAGCAGCCTGTAATGCTGTTTGAGTTTGTGCAGATGGTGATATATAAGTTTGACCACCATAGTATTGTGGACTAGTAGTTTGATAAAGGTTTTTGGCTTCGCCAAGACCATATTCTACAAATGGTCTAACAGTAGGGTCTAATTGATTTTGCGTTTGTGATGAACCACCACCCCCACCACCACCCTTATAAAATGTAAAATTGTCTACTAAATTAAATAGCCAGTTATTAAGATTAATCATGTTATTTGTTTCTCCACTATAATGTACCTGTTTTCAAACCCATAAGCACGTTTCCAAAGCCTAGCTACTGCTTCAAAAGCTGCTCCCTGTATCTTTGTGCCACCATTGGTTTTAACCCATTGTTCAAACTCACCAAATCCTTGCTTATCTGTCTTGCCACCAATAGCTGTAATAAACGCTACCCTATCGTTAGGATAATTAATCCATTCTATAGTCATAGCACATTTAATTATTAAATCTTCTTCAGCACCTACACAAAGAACTTGCCTGCCTTGTGTAAGCAATACCTTTAATTGTTCAAGATCATATTCACCACCAGAATGAGCCATAGCTCTGTCTAGCATGATTTCAACTTTATCCCATGTTTGTTGAATGTGTGATGTAGGTACAACGTAAAACTTTAACATTTGAGTGACCAAGTCTGTGGTTCAAATCCTAACTTGTAGGCCACCCTATTCCATCCCTTGCGATGAGATGTAAATGTTATCTCATGTATATTGCTTGATTGTGCAATCTTCTTAACTTCATCTAATCCAAATTGCATAAGGTTCTTATTCTTACCATATGCTGCCCAGATATGTATTCTGTTTTCAAATGCCTGTGTTATAATGTAACCTTGCCAAATATCATCTTGAAGCACTAAAAAAAGATTTGCCCTGTTTTCACGAATATCACAATATGCATCCTCTGGAATCCAAAGGTTTCCATGCTGTGACATTTCATCAAGGCTTGGTCTTATTTGAGGCCAAATTTGTTTAAGTTCTTGTGGTTTTATATAGTGTAGTTTCATACTACGATTATATCATTTGGCTTTTATATTAACCCAACACTAGATAGCCATATGTTTTATCAGCTGTGTTATTTGCAAAATGTTTAAGTGTTGCACTACCTTTAGTTCTGTCACTTACATATACATTAGTAGATGCAGAAGTTGATACATAACTCATTGTAGTAATAACGCTTGGTGTAGCTGGTCTTGTTGGACTTGTGCCTGCTGCAAAATGTTCTATAGAAACACCAGTATCAGATACTTTCCACATAAGTTCAACATAGTCACCTGCTACTAATTCCAAGTAAAAATTTAATGCACCAATAATATGGCTTGGGTCAGTAGATGCTTTTCTTGGTGCTAAACCAAACCTACTGTTTGATGCTGCAATATCTGTGCCATTTTTTCTAAACCAAACTTCTGCGTCTTGAGAGTCGTTAGTTGTATTCTTAAACTGTATAGAAAATTCTAAATTATAAAGACCAGTATTTCTTACATTAAGCCTAGAACTGTTTGATAAATACACACCGTTAGAAAAGTCAGTAGTGTTAAATGTAATTGCATAAGTTGCAGTTGTTGATGCAGCAGTCTGGTCAGTTGTATCTTGAAACGCACCATAAGGAACAGTATCACTACCAGCAGCAGCACTAATAGGTGTTAGTAATATTATACTATTAAAGCCTATACGTTCATTATAAATAGTTGTAGTGGTAGCATTACCAGTAGCTAAAGTAATTTCGCCTGTGTTGTTAGACTTGCCTTCAATAATGTTGTTTACAACTTCAGCTACCTCACGAGGTGTGCCACCAACCATTGGCAGTTTGCGATACATATCACGCATTATCTACCACCTTGAGGCTTAAAGTCCACATCCATTCCAATAGCATATATCCAGCTACCTGTTGGGGTAATTTGTATTCTATGATAACGACCAGCACTTCTTACAGATGCACGACCTTCAGATGAAGCTGCAACAGATGTTGAGTATGTGATAGCGTCATCCAATTCACGTCTAGAGGCTACAGAAACGCTTGCAGAGCCATTTTCTAACTGAGGTCTAACCAATGTAAGTACTGAATTATAACCAGCCTCTATATCGCCTGTATTTAATGATGCAGTAGCGTTAGATCCTGTAAATGTAATGATCTTATTATCACGAGCACCAGCAAATAGTAACTTACCACCTACCCAAAGACGTGAGTCTAAAGATGTTGTTAAGTCATCTAATAATCCAAACGCATCTAGATCTTCTAGCGTTACACCAGACGTTGTTACAGATGATATATAGTCTACGTCAGTAGCAGCCTTTGACCATTTGTTTGTTTGCCAATTAAACATAATAAGTGAACGACCACCAGATGTGTTAGGGAAATTCCATACCACAATGTTTCTTACTGGGTCAACTGCTGTGCTACAAGTATTAATTTGACCTAAGTCACAGTTAGCAAAAAACCATTTGTCTACTTTTTCTGTGCCAATGCCAACTAAGTTCACACCATTACATGAGTAGAATCCATCATCTGATAAGAAGTATGTAGTGTCAGCATACTGTGCAACTGTAGAACCATCTGTACATCCTAATCCACGAGAGATTGTGTCAAACTGGAAGAATAATGGTGAACCAACGTAAGACATACGAACAATACCACGTTCAAGTAATACAAGTCCAAACTCGCCACCTGTAATTCCTTGTATATTACCGCCATCGCTGATTATCTGATAGTCGCTTTGTGAAGCACCACCAGAAGTCCAATCAGTTTCATCATTGATGTCTGACCATTGCACCTTATTAGGTGTACCACTAATATTAGCAGCTACTACAAAGTCACGAACTACTGTAATGTATTTAGCGATAGGTGCTGCAGCAGCTACATCTGCAAAAACAGTAGAAGTATTAACTGTCCATGCTTGAATCTTTTCAGCATTGTTAGATGCTAATAATACGTCACCAAACTGTGCAAAACTCCATCTATCTGCACCACTATAACCACCAGCCTTAGATACGTCTGCTAAATTATTTGTGCCAGATGTAAACTTAAATAGCTTGGTAGCACCACCAGCAAATAACTGTGTAATGGTACTAAATTTACCAGCATACACATTGTTAAGGTTTTCACTAGCAGCGTTAGAGTAATCTACAGCACTAGGAAATGGGCTATAACCTTGCACTAATGGCACTACGTTGTTTACGTCAACTAACGCACCAGAAATTGATGGCTGATCTGGTAACCATTCTGCAAAATTTATTCGTTGGGTAGCCATGTATTAGAACTTCCTGTTATGTCTGTCCATGTTTCAGAACCAGTTGTTATGTTTGTCCATACTTCAGAGCCAGCAGCAATATTGCTCCACTCTTCACCTAATCTTCTTCCTAGTGCTGTAACTGCAGCATTAGCTGTAATTGCACCCTTACCTGACCATATAGCGTTAGGACTTGAAACAACTATAGCGTTAGCATTAATACTTCCAAAGCCTTCGTAGAGCACACCACCATTAGCTACAACTGTAGCAGTAGCATTTATAGATCCTGTAGATGTTCTAAAGCGTATAGCGTCTGCAGCAACTGTACAATCAGTAAATATAGATCCAGTAGCAAAAGCATAAGAGAATGGATTGTCTACATATAATGCAGCTGATCCAGATATGCTTGCACTAGCGTATGCCTCTGAATAACCATCTGCTGATACTAAGGCATTAGCGTTTATAGCACCACTAGCAAA